ATAGGAGTTAAATTATTAACCGTAGTTTCGGTTACTAAATTGATATAGGCTTCTTGGTATGCAGGGTGATTGATTGAAAGATCTATACCAATTACATTATCAGTATTAACAAATGCTACTTCAGGGGGTAATCTTTGAAATTTATCAGTTTCTTCTATAGTTAATGATAATTCCTCAGTTAGGATGCCATGGTGCGGGCGTTGATTAAATGTAAATACCATATCATTAAAATAATCTCGCTCACTAAGCAGCAAATACGTTAATTTCCTATGTTCCCATTGTGTTCCGTTTAAACAACTAACCTTATATTTTTTTGGAACATTTGAAAATGTGTTAGTCAGATCGGCAATAGCTGGCGCATACGGGCTACTTGCCCAAAGTACCCAAAATGGAAAAAATTGAATTTTGGAATTTTCAGGTATACTTTTATGATATTTGTATAATCCCGACAATACATAATAAGGTTTAGAAAGATAAATTTCTCGACTAAGCATTTGCTCTACGTTAACTGGATTTGTGCAATCGATTATTACATATAATATGTAAGCTGGTAATTCTATATTTTTTAATCGTGCAAAATCGTGTACTATTAAACAGTTGGTTGGAATGAAATAACTATAGAAATATTCTACATATTGGTCATTAAATTCAACTATCTGATCATCTTCTAATCGATAAATCATATTACTCTAATTAGAATCCATGTAATTCAAGGTGAATTTTAACGTCAGTTACTGAATCTACACGGAAACTGCGCCAAGCCTGTTTGTCTATACACCATACACTAAGTGTAGCAGATTCCTTTTCAGTAGCTTCTTTAACCGGTGTTTTACGCTCATACGCAGGCACAAGGTCTGCCCTGAGGGTACAGGGCATAGTACGCACCTCACCGTTTACTTTGGTAAACGTTACTTCACACACACGGTCTCTTAATTTTGCTAACAATTCTTCTTTAGTCAGTTTCATGTTTTCCCTTTAATATATCAATTGTAATTTCTTTAGCACGTTGATCTACAGCTTTACGTTCCAATACAGCTACAGTACGTAATAGATCCTGCATCAGGTCTACGATAACCTCACGTCCTTCTTCTGTAAAATGGCAATACTCACGTCCCACGGGACTATTGCGCCACAAGCGTGGGTTCTTAGTAATTTCTACCATAGCACCGTAGACAGTACCCCTGTTAGCTTCTTGCGCTAGTTTATAATTTTTAGTCAACGGTAGTATCCTCGATAGCCAGTTTATTAATTTTACTATCATTTAATGGCATTGTCAAACTGTTCGATAACCTTAGCTAGGTCATCTGCTACTTGCTTGTCTGTTCTAAATTCAGCAAATCGTGGAAGGAACAATGAGTATTTTGTGTTATTACCCGTCGGCGGCATAATGCTGTTGCCTTTAACTGTAACAATTGTACCAAGTAGTCGATCACGATTATTATGCACTTCTAAACGTACTTCATCTGTAAAGCCACTAATGTTTACTTCAAGTAACCCATCGCTTGATTGACAAACAATAGAACCAAACGTTGCTTCGTTTTTACCATTGCCAGCATTAAAACCCATTATAACTAAGTCCACATCAATATCAAGTTTCATCTTAACTTGGTGTTTACTTGTACCATCTTTCCATTCACCATTACCATGTTTAATAATAGTGCCTTCTAACCCTTCTGCAAGCATTTCACGGTAGTGTACCAATGCTTCTTCCATGTTATGTATGATGACAGTTGGGATTAATTTAATAAAGTTTGAACCAAATACTTGTGATTTGAGTGTTTCAAAACGTGTTTTGTATGGTACAGCGTAAACACCTTTAGCAACTACTGCTGATAATGCAATTTGATCCCACACTAAGTAAACTGGTTTGCAATTTGCTAAAAATGCGCCACCCTGTGCTACTTTGTTTAGCATACCATTGCCAATTTGGCGTGGTAATACAACACCATCTTGTTCAACTAATAGCTCACCGTGTGATTGTGTACCTAGTGGAAATGTATCTTTTACATCCATTACTAAGTATTCAAATTGCTCTAATGGAAACTGTGTACCAGATCGGCTTAAGATAGTAACATTACCATCTGCATCGTGATTTACGTTAGCATACATGCCATCTGCTTTAAGTTGACTGTAAACACCCTCTGCCCAGCTAAATTGATCTAACTTAACTGCTTTTGGAAGTGAACAGCGCATATATGGAAATTCTGGAATTAAATTCTTCCATACTTTGTTTGCTGTTGACTCGCCGAAGCCAGCACGTAGATCTCGATCCACTACTTTAGCAATTACTTTTGCATCGTCTGCTGATACACATTCGAGTATAAGTTTAAGCTGGGTAATACCAGCAGTACCAGTAACCTGGCGTGTGCTTAACATTTCTAATAACGAAAATGCTTCAGACATGGTCATGAAGTCAATGCGCATTTTAGTTTCGTATTGGGGGATTTTTTTAATAAAGAAGTTTACAGTTGGGTCATAGGCAAGACGAACAACTTCTTGTAGTTCTTTATTGTCTTTGTGCTGGGTAAGAATAGCAATTTTTGCATTCTTGCTAGGTTCGTTAGCAACTTCTTCTAAAATAGCGTTTATCATGTATACACTCATTTATTAATTTATAAGTGTATTATACAGCCATTTACCTAGGTTGTCAATCTAAATTATGACAGTTTTGGCTCTGAGAAAGTGTATAGGCGGTACTGGTACACTAGAACTTAAATAAACGGATAGCGTATGTTCTATATCTTCTGGACTGGTTTTATCTTCGAATATATCACTTCTAAAATAGCGTTTATCATTTATATATTGTGCTTTTTAGAAATGCATAATGTGTAGGTAATGCATCAACAACTTTAACAGTTTGTGCTCTGTGTTCGCGCCATGTGTTCCACGTATTAGTAGCCATGTCTGCAGATTCGCTGTACTGATTATTATTAAAATCTACTCTACTATTATCAATAACGTTATGACCCATGCCTGCAATGATATATGCTATTCCGCCCATGTCGTTACCTACTACACGTGACCTATGAAGTCTATATGCAATGTCATTGTATGAACCCAATACACCAGCTTTAAAATCATACATCTGTTGTGAGTACGTAGTTTCTTCACTAACATGATTCCAGTATGCACTATCATTACGCATAGACAGCGCATAATGCTGACTAATAAAATCTTTAAATCCTGTAATTTGTTCACGGAATGCAAAATTAAATGCATCAACATCAAACCGCGTAACTCTGCCATTGCGCATTTTAAGTAGATTTACCATCTTAATGATACATTCATGTGTAAGCATCAAACCAGTTGATTCAAGTGGCTCGATGAATCCATTTGATAGACCTATGCCGATAACATTCTTTTCCCAGGTGCGTTCATGTACACCATGTTTAATCGCAATGTGTCGCACTTCCATTGCATCAACCCGTGCAATATCTTGTACTGTCATTCTATTAGATTTTAAATGATTTCTAAATTGTTCTTCTGCTTGTTCTTTTGTTGCAAACTTACTCGAGTAAACATAACCTGTGCCAAGTCTATCCCACAAAGGAATATTCCAGACCCATCCTGCTTCAATTGCTGTACAACTTGTAACACATTCCATTTCTTTATCTTTATCGATATATGGAATAACACCTGCTACTGCGCTATCATTTAATAATGTATCGTGGAATGATATAAATGGAACTTTTAATGTTTGTTCGAGTAACAATGATCTAAAACCCGTACAGTCAATAAACAAATCTGCTGTTAGCTCGCCACTCTTTTCAGTAACGATTGTGTCAATATGTCCTTTTGCATCTAAGTTTGCAGTTAATACGTTATCTAAAATATGTGTCATGCCCGCTGGCAAACATAAATGGTCACGTAGATAATTACCAAATAGAGTTGCATCCATATGATATGCAGTGTCGGATTTAAAATCAAATCCACGTATTAAATGATCCTCATTCTTTGTCATTTTATTTGCATCAGTCATTATAACCTGATCGTGATAAAATTCTGCAAATGAATATGGATTAATGTTTGGCAAAGTTGCGGCCCCAATAAACCATTCCATTAGACCTCTAGGCTTATCAGTAAAGTCATATCTACCAAACGGATAATGAAACACTTGTGGCTTTTCTGTTGGGTTTTCTCTAAAGTCGATAAACTTAATTGATGTCTTGTATGTTGCGTTACAATGCTTCATCCAATCTTCATCTTTAAGACCAAGATAGTGAAGGAATTCGTTTATCTGTCCGATTGTACTTTCGCCTACTCCGATTGTTGGGATATTAGGCGACTCGATTAGTGTAAGTTTAACGTGTGGTAATTGTTTTGATATAGCAGCCGCTGTCATCCATCCCGAACTGCCACCACCTACAATAGTTATACGCTCGATTTTGTTTCTCATACTACTTTCCTTAGTTGCAATGCAGAATCGATATCATCTGTACCAAATGTACGTTCGCATTGATGACAATCCCAACACTGATTTCTACACGTTGTTAATAGTTTCTCTAACTTCTTACCCGGAGCTGTTGACCATATGCCAGTGTAAGTTGTGTAAGTTGTTTTATAATCTTCTTTAGTAAATCGTGTATCAATCCACCCAGGAATCCAATCATGCA